ATGGTGAAGGTTATTCTGTTGCTAGGAAACCTTCTTAAAACCCCGAGCGATTAAGCAGCTAGTGCATAATCCTCAATGATGTCATTATCGTTGGCATCTAACGTGTTTGCACGATATGGCGTAGCTCACCAGATTCTCCATGAAAGATACTAAGTAAATGTCGATCCTATGTCGCCCCCGCTAAATAAGCATTATATGCTTCTTCAAAACCATCTGTTGCCAGATAACATTCTTCATTGTTCCAGAGTCTTTTCGTGTAATCATCTTTTACAACTTCAAGTACTTCATCATTCCAATGAGAAGGGATGTGTCCTTTAACCATCCAGATCAATAAAAAGGTATCTTTCTTATCTCTAATGGTCATAGTTCTATCCTAATGCTTATTTGGTGGAGGCGTTGGGTACTGCCCCCAAGTCCATCTTACATTCACTTTCACTTCATCAAATCAAAGTTATTTAGTCAATCTTTAATTCGGCTGTTGTGGTGATAATAACTCTTGCACCACAGGAAAGAAGAGCCTTTTCATTTCCTCCATATATCACCTCACTGGGCCCTAATATCGCAACTTTGTGACAGTAAGTATTTTTTTTACCTTCCTTGATTGTTATCACAGGTTCATTTGTTCCATGCTTTTTGTTTGCACGTATCTTGTGCATATTCACATGAATGTATTTCTTTTTTGGTATCATTTGTGCATACTCTTAATTACTATTACAATATGTCTTAAAGAAGACAAGATTAATATAACTTAGATAAAAATAAAAGTCAATACTTTTTTATAAATAGTTATAATCCCCTTTAAAGAAAGGCAAAATAAGATGCGTCTTGCACTATTCCTTTTTGGTATGATAAGTGTGAGTTCCATAGTCTATGCACAAACAAATCAACCAGCTGGTCGGTATCAACCGAATCCGACTCAGTATGATTCGAATAGCTATGTGATTAATTCTACCAACACGAATAGCTCTGTCGATTCTACAACAAACAATACAAATGCAACAACGATTGATTCGAATACAAACAATGTCAATACAAATACCAACACAAATGTCAATACCTCGACAAACACAAACACGAATACCTCAAACAATACAAACGTCAATCAAAACACCAATGTCAATCAGACGACCAGCAGTTCGCAGAACACAAACACTAGTTCAAACACGAACACGAATACCAACAATTCTACGAGCTCGTCAACGAGTGTAAACAACAACAATAATAACAATACAAGTAATGTTACGTCAAATTCGACAAATAACTCCACTTCATCAAATACAAATAACAATACAAACTCAAATACCAATCAAAATAGCACAAATATAGTTCAAGAGTCGAGGTCTAAGGTACAATCTCCTCCTCCAAGTGCAATTGCACCGACTATGATGAGTTATTCACAGGACTTATGTGTTACAGGTGTATCAGGTGCAGTACAGACACAGATTATTGGACTGTCTGGCGGTAAGATGATACGTGATGAGAATTGTGAGAAGTTGAAGTTATCAAAGGCCATGTATGATATGGGAATGAAGGTTGCAGCCGTAAGTATACTCTGTCAAGATGTAAGAGTATTCAAAGCAATGGAGATGGCTGGAACACCTTGTCCCTATAGAGGTAAGATTGGTAACGAAGCACAGGTTGCATGGAATGAGAATGAAGAAGATAGACCTGACTATAACAAAAGAAAAAAGAAATGCAAGAACAATAAAAGAAGTAAAAGAGTTTGTAGATGAGATTAGCTCTTGTCTTTTTCATATCTCTACTACTTTTCACAAAGGTATTGTCTGCACAGGGATTTGAGGTAGGTGTCAATACTATTTCTGATATATCAGGAACAGGTACAGCTCTAAATATTGTAGATGATTCCTATACAGGTGTCAATCTTCCGTTCACTTTTGATCTCTATGGTCAAAGTTTTGACGCAATGAATGTCTATCAAAATGGTGTGTTGCAATTAAAAGACAGTTCTACAGCAGTAACAAGCTCTTATTGTTGCCGTGGTAGAGACTTGAATACTCTCACCTCCTCCACATATGACTATCTTCTGATGCCCCTCTGGACAGACCTTGTAAATCTTAACAGTAACAATAAGGTCAATAAGGGAACAACAAATCCTTATGTTGAATCCTTTGACGATTCTTACATTGTTGGATGGTATGATGTTTCCGAGTATAGAAACAATAACTATAAAAATACCTTTGAGGTTGAGCTATTTTCGGACAGTTCTTTTGAGTTTCGATACGATAAAATAGATATAAGGGCACACGATTTTACCATAGGATACACAGGAGATATATCGGCTGGAGAGTATGAACAGTTTCTTTTCTATGATGATACAGGAAAAACAGCATATACTGATGGGACAGACTTCTCTCTTTATGTCCCTGTAGTGGACTGTTCTGACCCTTTAAATGACCCTTCCTGTCCCAACTACGATACAGCATTGTATTGTTCCTCTATTACTTTCAATGACTTCAACTGTAGTGCATATACGAGTTATATTCAGCCTGTTTATTATGAGGAAGAAGAATACTTTTTTGAAGAAGAGTTTTTCATTGAAGAAGAGTTCGATTGTTGTGAGTTGTTTGATGGGATTCCCGAAGAAGAGTTTTTTGAAGAGTTACCAGAAGAGCCCATTATAATACTTGACGAACAAATGATTATTGATCAATGGACTATCAATGATGATATCTTGATTGAAGAAACTTTTCTTGAAGAAGAGCTTATCAATCTTCCCATTGAAACTATTGTTACCAGACCTTCGATTGTAAGGGAGAGTACTTCGGACAGCTCACCAAACTCTGCTGTCTCTGATTCTTTGGCCTTTACAAGTGGTTTGATTGGTGGACTTCAAAGTAATGTATTAGATTATGCATCTATAACATTACAACAAACTGTCAATGCAACTCTATCAACTTCAAGAAGTGTAGTATCAAGTTCTAGTGGAGGATTTTCATCAGGTGGGTCATCTTCTACAGGAATGGTTATGTTTTCCAATCCAGCTTCAAATCCAGCATCAGGTGATTCTATTATGGGAACAGTGACTACGAGTACCAACACAAGTAGTGTGAACATGACAACATCTTCTTCTGCTCCAAATGTTTCAATCGTTGAAAACACAAAAATTGAGTCATCATTGAATATGAATAGTACGAATCTTTCTGCTGAAATACAAAATCAAATGGAAGAGACACAAGATGAGCTTTCAGAAGATTACTTCTCTACTACGAGCCAAACAAAAGTACTTGCACTTATGAACTACAAAAAGGGTTTTGATTCTTATCTTATGTCCTATATTCCAGACAATAATGCATGGTATCAATCTAAAGTGATATATGCAGGGAATAGAAATCAAGATAACAATCGTGCAGTTCGAACACTTTTTTCAACAAACAATTCAAAACTAAAACAAATGATAAGGGAACAATATCAATGAGCGACAAAAAGGGTTTCGAATTAGACGTAGGTGGAGCAAAGCTTCGATTTAATTCTATGTGGCTTGCTGTTGGTGTTCCGATTGCAACAACAATCATTGGTGGATTGTGGGGTGGATTCGAACTATACTCAAGATATTCCTCTATGGAAGAGAAGATACAGGGGTACACAGCCCCTGATTTATCGGGATACGATAAAAGAATACTCGTTCTTGAAGAAAGATTAGGATTTATAGAGGAAAACGAGCAAATTAAACTTAATTCATTACGAAAAAGCATTGACTTAGTAGAGAAAGTAGAGGATAATATACAAGATGATATAAATAAGGTCGAGGATAGGCTAAAGTCAGTTGAAAAGGAGACAAATTTGACTAGCCGAGATGTTCGATCTACTGTTTATGAACTTGAGAAGGATGTGAATGATAGAATGAGAGACTTTGATCGAACTATTGTAGAGACTAAGAAAGAGTTATCTGCTCAGATTAAAGAGGCGTTGGAAAACCCTCTCTCTAATTGATCCTCACTTCCGAAACAATATAGGAGTCGAGCATGAGTGATGCTTTTAGAAGCGTTGTAATTCTAGCCTCTGGGATAATAATGGGAATATTCTTCTCATTAACTACTGTAAGCCCAGCAAAAGGAGAGGATGCACTAAGACTGGTTTCGAGACAGGATGTCTGTTTAGCACAGAATATCTACCACGAAGCTAGGAGTCAGGACACAATCGGTAAACTTGCCGTAGGTCTTGTCACACTCAATAGAGTTAAAGATAGTCGCTGGCCAAATACAGTCTGTGGGGTTGTATTTGACAGTCAAAGGGGTATAAACAATATGCCCAAGAGAAACAAGTGCCAATTCAGTTGGTTCTGTGATGGTAAATCTGATCGTATTCACGAACAGCAAGTATATGAAGATATAGTTGAGTTATTGAGTGCTGTATACTTTTTATCCTCAAGTCCTGTATTGGATTTGACAAAAGGTGCAACACACTATCACACGTACAAAGTAGAACCATACTGGTCTACTAAGCTAGAGAAGATTGCCAATATTGGTGATCATATTTTTTACAGATAGAGGTTATATTATATTATGGGACTAAGTGTTTTAACGAAAGACGTATTTGCTCAAAGTATTGAGAAGATAGTCAAAGAGAACAATAGTGTTGCTTACGTGGATGCAATACTAATGTACTGTGAAGCAAACCAAGTAGAGATTGAGGTCGTTGCAAAGTTGATCAATCCAAAGATCAAAGCTACCATAGAGAAAGAGGCCAGCGACCTCAATATGCTTAAATATAAGTTAAAAACATTAGAGTTTTGATGAAAAACCCCTTGACTTTAGGGAGAATATATAGTAAGTTAATAAGATTACATAATGATAATATAAAACAAATATACACTGTAATACAATGCCAATACAACACATACAACGGAGTAATATAAAAATATGGCTACAAACTTTTCACAACTAAAATCCAATGGTGCTAAACTATACGATAAGATTTTAGAAGAAACAAACAAACTTCAATCCAAGAACTTTTCCAAAAACAAAGACGATAGATTCTGGACACCAACTGTCGGTAAAGATGGTAATGGTTATTCAGTCATTCGCTTTCTTCCTGCTTCACAAGGGGAAGAGATGCCTTACGTTCAAGTATGGAATCATGGGTTTCAAGGCCCAGGCGGTTGGTATATAGAGAACTCTCTTACTACACTTGGTGGTAAAGACCCTGTATCTGAGTTTAACACAAGACTGTGGAATCGTGGAGATGAAGCTGGTAAGGAACAGGCACGTAAACAGAAAAGACGTTTAACGTACATATCCAACATATATGTGGTTGATGATCCTGCTAATCCAGATAACAATGGTAAGGTCTTTCTTTATCGCTATGGTAAGAAAATCTTTGATAAGATCAAGGAAGCAATGAATCCAGAGTTCAAGGATGAGACTGCTGTAAATCCATTTGATCTATTTGAGGGTGCAGCCCTTAAGCTAAAGATTCGTAAGGTCGAAGGATATAGAAACTACGATAAGTCAGAGTTTGGTGCATCAGGCCCTTTACTTAAAGATGAAGCAGAGATGGAAACTATATGGGGTGCAGAGTATGCACTACAAGAGTTTATTGATCCTAAGCTGTTTAAGTCTTATGATGAACTAAAAGAGAAACTAAATCGTGTACTTAATCAAGAGAGTGTCTCTACAAGTGCTGAATCATTGACTGAAGACTCATTTGTTGAGCCTGCTGTAGAGGTTGCATCCACTCCAAGAGAGAAAGCAACAACAAACACAGATGCAGATGAGTTTGACTTTGATGCCTTTAAGAAACTTGCTGATGAGTGATGGAGTAAAGAAAAACGAGATAGACAATTGCATTACAAGTATTCGGATGCCGACACATTTTAGGGATAAAGTTCTTAGTGTTGCAAGAGAGCAGTTTTTAAGCTTCTCTGATTACACAAGACTGGCTCTCCTAGAGAAACTTAAAAGAGAAAATGCTCTTACTTCACCTCCAGCAGAGGTACAGGAAGTACAAAAAGAGACAGAATCTCCGAAAGTAGAACAACCGACATCCAAGTACATCAAGTGGAGTACTGCAAAGTAAACAACTAAGGGGGGAGTACCATTACTTTCCCCTTTTTTCTTAGGAATGAATTATGGAATACGCACTAAACACCTTTTACTTTTTGATCTGTGGAGTTCTCGTCATGTGGATGGCTGCAGGATTCACCATGTTAGAGGCAGGATCGGTAAGAAGTAAGAACACAATCGAGATATTACTCAAGAACATCGCCCTATACAGTGTCGCCTCTCTTACCTTTCTTAGTGTAGGGTATGCGATTATGTATGGATGGAAGGATATATCGACTCATTCACTACACGCAGACTTCTTCTTTCAAGTGGTCTTTGTTGCCACTGCTATGTCAGTAGTCTCAGGAGCTGTCGCAGAGAGAAAGAAACTCTGGACATTCCTATTGTTTGCAGTCATCTTCACAGCCGTCATATATCCCATACAGGGGTCATGGTCATGGGGTGGAGGATGGTTAAGTGCAAGAGGGTTCACAGACTTTGCTGGGTCTGGTATCGTTCATATGGCTGGTGCAGCTGCAGCTCTTGCAGGAGTTCTTATATTAGGGGCAAGAAGAGGTAAGTATACTAAGAACGGAAAACCACGTAACATACAGGGTGCAAATGCAGCTCAGGTTGCATTAGGAACATTGATACTATGGATGGGATGGTTCGGGTTCAATGGAGGTAGCCAGCTGGCAATAGATGGAATAGAAAATGCCAATGCCGTTGCAAGAATATTCGTAAACACAAACACAGCAGCTGCAGCTGGAGTATTGTCTGCCATGATACTGTCTAAACTGTGGCTAGGTAAGACAGCACTCAATGCAACAACAAATGGTGCTCTTGCAGGACTAGTCGTCATCACTGCTGACCCACTCACACCAGAACCAATGATTGCCATGGTCTATGGAGGTCTAGGAGGACTTATAGTGCCACTGTCTATGTCTTGGTTAGAAAGAATCGGTATAGATGATCCTGTGGGTGCTATATCAGTGCATGGAGTGGCTGGTATACTTGGACTTATGCTAGTTCCTATACTCAATACCAATGCACACTTCATAGAGCAACTGATAGGTACAGGAGTTATATTTGGATTTGTCTTCGGTAGTAGCTATATCATATGGTATACAATAGATAAAGTATTCAGTATAAGAGTAACAGAGAAAGAAGAAGTAGGAGGGAGTGATATGTGGGAAGCTGGACAGACTGCATACCCCGACTTCATGGGGAATAAGAAAGAAACGTAATACAACGTAATACAATTGACACATATATGGGATTATATGGGATATTATGGGGAAAAACAATGAAAAGTGTCCGAGACTTGCCTTTATGTGCTCTGGGAACGGGAGTAATGCGAAAGCTATCGTAAATGCGTGTGAAAGGGGGACATTGGATGCCAATCCCGTACTATTGGTGAGTAATCGTGTCAGTGCGAAAGCATTGGAGTGGGGAAAGAAGTATGGATTGCCCAGTGTGGTTATAACGAATGAGAAAGATCAGCTGAAGATTCTCCGAGACAATGATATTGATTGGGTGATACTCTCTGGATATCTGTCTATCATAGGTAGTGATATTCTTAATGGGTTTAAAGTGGTCAACATACATCCATCCCTGTTACCTAGACATGGTGGTCGTGGTATGTATGGGATTAGAGTGCATGAATCGGTGATTGCGTCTGGTGATACTATTACTGGAGCCACTGTACATATGGTAAGTGATGAGATTGATCAGGGGAAGATTTTAGGACAGTCTACTATAGAGGTATACGAGTCTGATACGCCCCACTCTCTGTCTGAGAGAGTATTGGATGTTGAACATAAGTTATTTCCTAAAGTATTATCCTCAATACTATTGACATTACCCTAGCAATCTGTTAGTATGGTAATATGATAATGAAAACGTGTCCACAGTGTCAACAAACAAAGCCATCCTCTGCTTATCATAAGAATAGATCAACGAAAGATGGTTTGTTTTCTTGCTGTAAGGATTGTTGGAAAGAACACAACAAAGAGCATTATGCAAACAATACGAATAAACTAAAAGAACAACGAAAAGAGTATAGAGGAAGGCCTGAGGTTAAAGAACAGTACAATGAATGGAGTAGAGAACGATATAAAAACAATCCTGAACATAGCTTAGTTAAGAAGGTGGCAAAGGAAACCAGATCGACTTTACTTGGTGTTCATCCTAACATGACGCCAGTATCAGAGCAATATGGTATAGACAAGGTGGGACTAACCACTGTACAGTATAGAGAATACATTGAGTCTCTTTGGACAGAGGGAATGAGCTGGGACAATTATGGATTTGGTGAGGGCAAATGGTGTATAGATCATATCGTTCCTAAGAGCCAATTTGACCTGACAGACCCAGAGCTGTATAGAAAATGTAGCTACTATACGAACA